TTACGGTGGTTATATCATGAGCTATACTTACACTACATTAAAACAGGCAATAATTGATTACACTGAAAACAACGAGACAACGTTTGTAAGTAATCTTCCTGTTTTTATTAAAAACACAGAAGAACGTATTTTAAAGAACGTTCAACTAAGTTTGTTTCAAAAGAACGACGCTGGTGCAATGTCCGCATCTAATAAGTTTTTGGGAGTTCCGAGCGACTTTTTAGCACCTTTTGCTTTGTCGTTTACTAACAGTTCTGGCAACGTAGTATTTTTAGATTTTAAAGATTCAAACTTTGTGCAGTCTTTTAATCCAGACGCTACTGTAACGGGTCCGCCTCGTTATTATGCTCAGTATGATTTGAACAACCTTATTTTAAGCCCTACTCCTGACAGTGGTTATGCGGCTGAAATACATTACTTTTACCGTCCCACCAGCCTGACTAAAAGTCAGACAACATTTTCGGTTGCCTACACTGGCTCAACTGTTTTTTCCGCTGGAGAAACTATTATTGCAACGCCTGCGGGTGCAACTTCTTCTACTGAAAACTCTTCGTTTATTGTTACAGGAACTACTGGGGCTGATAACACAACCTTAACCGCTAATTTTCCTGCGGGCCTTACAGACGCTTACCCTAGAGGAACCGCGTCTTCTGGAACAGCTTTGGTGGGAAACACCAGCGGAGCCGTTGCTGTAATTAACAATGTTCCAAGCGGAACAACTTCAGAGAAAATAGTTCCTGACATTACTTTAACTTGGATAAGTGAAAACGCCGATCTAGCCCTTTTGTACGGAAGTTTAATGGAAGCGTACATCTTTATGAAGGGCGAACAGGACATGCAGGTCTTGTATGAAAAACGTTTTGTTGAGGCTATCATGGGTCTCAAGTTACTTGGCGAGAGCAAAGAAGTTACTGATGAGTATCGAACAGGACCAGTGGTGAGGCAAAAACAATGAATAATATGTCTTTTGGCGTTGAAATGTCTAATGACTTTAAGGTGGAGGTAGAGACTACGGACAACCGTGGTTTTACTCCAGAAGAAACTGCGAAGCGTTGCGTAAATAAAATCATAGGTATTTCAGACAACGCTCACCCCGCAATAAGGGATCAGGCCCTTGCGTACCGTAATGAAATGGAAAAGATCATTGTCGTCTATATGATGCAGGCTATTCAAAGCGACAGAACTACGGTATATAATGCAATAAAAGATGCTGGTCAGCAAAAGTTGGCCGAATATATAAGGAAAATGTAAATGGCTTTTAACGGCAACTTTCTATGTACTTCGTTCAAAGTAGAACTGCTGAAGGGTGTGCATAACTTTACGGCAGCAAGCGATCAGTTTAAAATTGCTTTGTATGATAACAGTGCAACGTTTACCGCTGCAACAACTGCTTATACCTCTACTAACGAGATTAGTGGAACAAATTACACGGCTAAAGGAAACTTTCTAACCAGTGTGACGCCTACCTCTAGCAGCACTACCGCGTTTACAGACTTCGCGGATGAAGTTTTTTCTACCGTAACAATATCTGCGGTAAGAGGCGCTTTGGTTTACAACGAGGCGGCTTCGGGAGATCCAACGGTTTGTGTGCTAGATTTTGGCGCGGACAAAGCGGCTAGTTCTGGCGACTTTACCATTGTGTTTCCTACAGCGGATGCTTCTAACGCGATTATCCGGATAGCCTAATGGCCGATCCGGTCGCAGCCTTTCAGGGGTGGAATAGCTCCCTCCAAGGGTGGAACACCGGAACTTGGAACACCAACGTTGCCTACAATGTAACGGCAACGGCGTCGGTTAACAGTGCGGCTCCCAACATTGAGGGTGACGCGTTTGGGCAGGCAGGCGCAGTAGTAGGAACAGGCGCAGTTGGCTCAGTTACCGTTGTTGGGGAGGCCAATGTCTCCGTTACAGGGGTTGCGGGAACATCAGCGTTAGGAAGTTTCTTTACCACTAATACGATGGTAACGATGACTGCCTCGGTCAACAGCGCCACAACAACAACAATTGGTAACGCCAACGTTGCCGTAACAGGAATTAGCGCATCGGGTATAGTCGGGACTTTAACAAACCCACCTTGGGGTCAAATTGTTCCGGATCAGGACCCCAACTTTTTAAACATAGTGCCTTCTCAAACCCCCTCTTGGGCAAACATTGAGAACGGGCGCGTAGCATAGGATAATAACATGGCAAGTGTATATACAAATGACCTTCGGTTAGAAGAAATTGGTTCTGGCGAACAATCGGGTACTTGGGGCGATACAACCAATACTAACCTTGAATTAATTGCGGAAGCGTTTGCTTTTGGGACAGAGGCCATTACAACTAACGCGGACACACACTCAACCACAATCGCAGACGGTGCAACAGACCCCGGCAGATCCATCTTTTTAAAGTACACTGGTACTTTGGATTCTGCTTGTACAATTACCCTTGGTCCAAACACAGTTAGCAAACTTTGGTTTATTGAGAACGGAACCTCTGGTTCACAAAACATCATCATATCTCAAGGCTCTGGAGCCAACATCACAATCCCAGCGGGACAGACCAAAGCGGTTTACTCGAACGGTGGTGGTTCTGGAGCGGTTATGGTTGATGCGTTTGCTACGCTTAACGTGGTGGACTTGTTGGTTGATGACGATCTAACGGTTACGGATGATGTGGCGATTGGCGGCACACTAGCCGTAACAGGCATTGCTACATTTACTGACGATATAATCATTGGCGATGGCAAGACTATTGGCTCTGCAAGCACTGTAGGTGCTATGACTATAGCTTCTAACGGGGACGTAACCTTTGCAGATGGTTCAGATATTATCACCGCTTCAGCAGGCACAAGTAACGTCCGCCTTGGCGTCAACGCAGGTAACTCAATAGCCTCTGGCGGTAACTACAACGTGGTCGTGGGCGATGAGGCAGGTACTGCGATTACTACTGGTGATCAGAATGTGTTAATAGGATATGCCGCAGGAGATGCGATTACTACGGCTTCTGACAATACCGCTGTTGGGTATAACAATTTAGCTAATAATACATCTGGCGCAAGTAATGTTGCCCTTGGTTCTAGGAGTATGCAAGCTAATTTATCTGGCGCAAATAATGTTGCTGTTGGGTTTCAATCCTTAACCGCAAACACCACCGCATCCAACAACACGGCTGTAGGGTATCAGGCTGGTGTAAACGTCACAGAGGGCCTAGAGAATGTAATTTTTGGCTCTAGGGCAGGAGATGCCTTAACGGTTGGTGGCAATAATGTTGCTGTAGGAAATCAATCTCTTAGCGGAGATACGGCGGGTAGTCACTCTGTTGCGGTAGGCCATGGCGCTTTATTTACACAAAATTTTAGTACAGCAACAGATTCTCACAACACAGCGGTAGGATATATTGCAGGAATATCAGTAACAACAGGCATACAGAACACTCTCATCGGTGCTGAAGCAGGTGATGCCTTAACTGATGCTGATTTTAATGTGGCTGTGGGTATGCACTCATTAAGTACTAATACTTTAGGTAGTCGAAATGTTGCCATAGGAACCGCAGCTTTATTTACCTCTAATGTAACTACTGCTGCCGATACTTACAACACAGCCGTTGGTCATGGTGCTGGTTATGCAGTCACAACTGGCATACAGAACACCCTCATTGGTAGTCTAGCAGGTGATGCACTTACTGATGCTGATAGAAACGTAGCTGTTGGTTTAGAGGCTTTATCTGCTGATACATTAGGTAGCAATAGTGTAGCGATAGGACCACTAACCTTAAACAATCAAAACTTTACGACAGCTACAGATACCTTCAACACAGCCGTTGGTGCTAATGCAGGAACATCAGTCACAACAGGTACAGAAGACACCCTCATCGGTGGACTAGCAGGTGACGCACTTACTACTGGTACATCTAATACTGCTGTTGGTTATAGGTCATTAAGTGCATCTAATACCGGAAGTTCTAATACGGCTATTGGTAGTAATTCAATGCTTTCAGACGTTAAAGGAGCAAAAAATGTTACTGTAGGTTACGGTACATTGTTTTCACAAAACTTTACTACGGCTACAGATTCTTACAACGTAGCAGTGGGTTTTGATGCAGGTACAGCAATCACAACTGGCATAGAGAACGTCATCATCGGGGGCCTTGCTGGTGATGCACTTACGGATGCTGATTATAATGTGGCTGTGGGGGCGGGTGCTTTGTCTTCTGATACTTTAGGTAGTGGTGCTGTTGCTATTGGTTTTCAAGCTTTATTTGCCCAAAACTATACTGGAGCGGCAGATACTCGCAACACGGCTGTTGGCTATCAAGCGGGTAAAGCAATCACAGATGGATCATCTAACACCCTCGTAGGTTCAACTACTGGCGATGCTCTAACTGATGCTGATTTTAATGTAGCGATGGGGTTTTTAGCTTTAGGATCAGACACTTTAGGCAGTAAGTCTGTGGCTATTGGTACATCGTGTTTGCGTAGTCAAAACTTTACGACAGCTACAGAAACCTTCAACACAGCCGTAGGCCATGATGCAGGTTCATTAATAACAACTGGCACATTAAACACCTTCGTTGGTGGTCTTGCTGGGGATGGTACTGACGATGGTACTGAAAACACAGGAATAGGGCATAATGCTTTATCTGCAAATTGTGGTGCTGGTAATACAGCTGTAGGTTCAGGATCAGGTAGACTTGTTACTGGGGCATCAAATACTACTATGGGAGTAAGTTCAGGCTATGAAATTACTAGTGGTAGTAACAACCTTATTTTAGGTCAAGACGCAGGGCGTTCTACTAGCCCCGGTGGTGCTATAGTTACAGACAACGATACTATAACTCTAGGCAATAATAATATTGCTACTGCTAATATTAAAGTAGATTGGACTGTATCTTCAGATCAACGTGATAAGACAGACTTTACTGCGTTAGATATAGGGTTAGACTTTGTTAAGGCACTCAAACCTGTTACTTACAAGTGGGATGAACGTTCTGACTATGGTGATCAAGACGCAGATGATTGGAGTTTGTCGGATCAAACACCTGACGGTACGCACAAAAAAGATTGGCTAGACGTTGGTTTTAAGGCGCAAGAAGTTGAAGCATTAGAGCAAGCAGCTGGATATAACAAATCTAACAAAACAAATCTAACGGTTTCACTTAGTCCAGATGGTGAACAGTATGGAATGAAGTACAGCAAATTTGTACCAATCCTAGTCAAAGCAATACAAGAACAGAACGCACTAATTGAAGCCTTAACGGCTCGTGTAGCGACACTAGAAGGTTAATCATGGACCTAATACAACGAAACTTTCCTAACGTAGGGGTTGTTGAGGGGCAACTCCCAGAGGACGTTGTGGACAACATATGGAAAGTTGTGAACGAAGCAAGAGAGCAGCCAGAGGACATGAAGCCTGAGTTAGCGGGTAACATAAGTAAGTCTATCCGGCTGGACGGTGACTCACCCCTACTCAAGGAGTTTGTGACTGAGCTACTGCCCTCGTTTATACAGAGCCACATTGAGGCGTATGGCGCACCGTGGCGTGAAACCATGCGTGAGGGTGAGGGTTGGAACTTGGAAAGCCTCTGGGTAAACTTTCAGAAGCAGCATGAGTTTAACCCACCGCATGACCACAGTGGCGTGTACAGCTTTGTCATATGGATGCAGATACCTACGTCCTACGCAGAGCAAAAGAAACTTCCTATTTGTGCCAACTCAAATGCAGATAACCACATATCTAACTTTGCATTTAGCTACACAAATACGTTGGGCAGGGTGTCAACCTTTGCCTACAATA